CTCCGCCTCCGCCACCGCCGCCGCCGAAACCTGCGCAGAAGACCGACGTCGCTGTTCAGAAGGCGCGGGCCACTGAGATCAAGCGGAGCAAACTCGCGGCCGGCCTTGGTGGCACCAACGTCACCGCCGGTGTTCTAACGGACCCCGCGAGCACGACCAAGCCAACCTTGGTGTAGGAGCGGCGTATGCCCGTAATTAACCCAGGTAATCTTGGCGACAACATGCCACCCCACGGCAAGCGTTCGCGCATCCTGCGCCGTTACGTCACGCTGGAGAACGACCGCTCGTCGTGGCGCAGTCACTGGATGGAGCTGAGTGACTACCTGATTCCGAGGCGTGGCCGGTTCCTCTACACCAGCATGGATGACCGCGGCAAAAAGCGGAACAACAAGATCATCGACAGCACCGGCACCCAGGCGCTGCGCACGCTGTCAGCCGGCATGATGTCCGGTATGACCAGCCCGGCGCGGCCGTGGTTCCGGTTTGCGATGGAAGACGACACCCTCATGGACGACCACGCCGTCAAGACGTGGCTGGCAGATGTGGAGCGCATCGTCAGGGGCATCCTCCAGAAGTCCAACTTTTACAACAGCGTGTTCACGGTGTACTCCGAGCTGGGTGCTTTCGGTACGGCGCCCCTCTACCGTCAGCGTAGCTTCGACAGTGTGATCCGTTTTCGCCCCTTCACGGCCGGCGAGTATGTCATCGCCGAGGACGAGAGAGGTGTCGTCGATACCTTGGGTCGCAGCTTCACCATGACGGTGAGCCAAGTGGTGCAGAAGTTTGTCATCCAGCCTGACGGCGGTGAGGACTGGACAGGTGTCAGCCGTGCCACGCGCAACCTGTGGAACCAGAAGAGTTACGACACCCTCGTTCCCATCATCCACCTGATCGAACCGCGTCGGAAGGCCGAGCGCGACCCTAACAATTTCAGCCACGCCCACATGCCCTTCAAGTCGCAGTACATGGAGCAGGGCGCCGAGAACGACGAGCTGCTGGACATACGAGGGTATCGGAAATTTCCGGCATATATCCCGCGGTGGGATGTCTTGCCCGGCGATGTCTACGGCAGGTCGCCGGGCATGGATGAGCTAGGCGACATCAAACAGCTACAGCAGCAGCAGAAGCGCAAGGCGCAGGCAATTGACAAGATGGTCAACCCGCCCATGACGGCGCCGACCTCGCTGCGAGGCAAGCCTTCATCTGTGCTGCCGGGGCAGACGACGTATGTCGACCCGTCACAGGGTGGTCAGAGCTTCGTGCCCGCCTACCAGGTTCAGCCGCGGCTTAACGAAATGCAGCAGGATATTTTAGAGGTGCAGCAGCGTATTCAGCGAGGCTTCTATGCCGACCTCTTCGCCATGATGATCAACTCTGATCGCCGTAACATCACGGCGACAGAGATCGTGGAGAAGCAATCCGAAAAACTGGTGTTGCTTGGCCCTGTTCTACAGCGCCTCAACACCGAGCTACTCGACCCGCTGCTTGATGATGTCTTCGATTTTGCGCAGGAGTCTGGCCTCCTCCCAGAAGCTCCTGAAGCACTCCAAGGCGTAGAGCTGCGGGTCGAGTACATAAGCCTTCTCGCTCAGGCACAGCAGGCCGTCGCCGCTAGCGCCCTCGAACGCACCATGGGATTCGTCGGCAACATGGTCGCCGTGTTCCCCGAGTCAGCGGACAACATCAACGCAGACGAAGCAGTCAGGCAGTATGCCGAGGTGTTGGGTAACTCGCCCGACCTTATGAATGACAGCAAAGAGGTTGATAGCAAACGCAAGGCCAAGGCCGACGCGGCACTGGCAGCTCAGGCGATGGAGACGGCGCAGGTCGGAGCGCAGGGCGCCAAGGTTCTATCAGAGACAGACACGCAGAACCCCAACGCCCTGACCGACCTCTTAGGTAGAGGGGCATCAATCTGATGGCCAAGCTGAAAGTATACGACGCCAGCAACCCCGAGCACGTTTCCGAGGCAGAGAAGAACCAACTAGACCTGGAACGCGACATTCTGTTTGTGCTGGGGGAGCAGCGTGGCCGGCGTTGGTTGTACGAATTTATCTGGGGTGCGTGCCACATTGACGCGCCCAGTCATGTACCCGGTGACAGGGAGAGCACCGCGTACAACGAGGGGGCGCGGTCAGTAGGCTGCGCATTGGAGCGGAACCTGCGGGACAAGTCCCCCAGGCTGTACCTGAAGATGTTAGAGGAGAACCATTTCAATGGCTGACGAAACAGAAGTAGACGAGGTGACCGAGGAGACTGCAGTGGAGGAGACTGCAGTAGAGGAGACCAAGTCAGAGGACACGGCGCCCGAGGTTAAGGCCGACGACGCCACAGAGAAAACGGGCGATGAAGCAGTCGCCAAGGATACCAAAACCCTGCTGTCGGACGACGAGGGCGATGGAGCCGGGGGTGTACCCGATGAGTACGAGTTCACCCCTCCCGACGACATCGGCGAGATCGAGATGACCGATGAAGTCAAAGCACAGTTTGAGAGCTTCAACGTGCGAGCGAAGGATGCCGGTCTGTCACAAGACCAGTACCAGAAGATCGTCGAGGGAGAAATCAGACGGGGTCGCGAAGCTGTCGCACAGGCAGTCAGCGACTATCAGCAGCGTGTGAATGACTGGGCGGAGGACACAAGAGCGGATAAGGAGCTGGGTGGAGATGATCTCGCCAAGAACCTATCCGTGTCCAAGAAGGCCATGGACACCTACGGGACACCTGAACTGAAGGCGCTATTCGACGCGCCCTCGGAGAAGAACCCTGGCGGTCTAGGGCTGGGCAACCACCCCGAGGTCATACGCTTGCTCCATCGCGTTGGGGCGCAGCTAATGGAGGGAGGCGATCTGGTAGACGGCGACAGCGGCGACGCTGCAGCCGCAGATGCCAGCCTCCGTCGCATGTACCCCAGCATGTTCAAAGACGAAGCAGCCTAAAGAAGGAGTTCTGAAATGGCTACTCTCTCTGTCGTAAACCCGACCCTCGCTGATCTGGCGAAGGTCACCGACCCCGACGGCAGCATTGCCGACGTGGTCGAAATCTTGAATGCGACGAACGAAATCCTGACAGACATGTCATGGATGGAAGGTAACCTCACCACGGGTCACCGCTCGTCAATCCGCTCCGGTCTGCCCACTCCGACGTGGCGCAAACTGTACGGCGGCGTTCAGCCTACTAAGTCGCGGGCCGTACAGGTCACCGACAACTGTGGCATGATGGAAGACTACGCGGAAGTCGACGCTGCCCTTGTGGGCATGGCCGGCGATCCCGCAGCCTTCCGGCTTCAAGAAGATCGTCCTCACATCGAGGGCATGAACCAGGAGTTTGCTTCCACTCTCTTCTACGGAGATGAAAGCACGGCGCCGGAAGAGTTCACTGGACTCGCCCCGCGCTACAACTCAACTACCGCGGCCAACGGTGACAACATCATCGCTGGCGGTGGCAGTGGTTCAGACAACGCCTCGATCTGGCTGATCTGCTGGTCGCCTCAAACCCTACACGGGATTATCCCCAAGGGTTCCAAGGCGGGCATCCAGCAGCGCGACTGGGGTGAGGTCACCATTGAAGACGCCGATGGGTCGAATGGCCGTATGCAGGCTTTCCGTACTCACTATCGCTGGGATGTGGGCCTCACCGTCCGCGACTGGCGCTATGCGGTACGCATCGCCAACATTGACCGCTCGACTCTGTTGGCCAGCGCCGCTACCGGCGCTGATCTCAACGACCTGATGCATCAGGCGTGGACTGAACTGCCGACTACTTCTGCAGGACGGTGTGCTTGGTACATGGACAAGTCCATTCTGTCCATGCTCCGGCGTCAGACGGCCAGCGCAGTGTCATCCTCGACGCTGTCGGTCGATATGGTCGGCGGAACGATGCAGACTAGCTGGGGCGGTATTCCGATCCGCCGCTGCGACGCCCTGCGTCCTGATGAAGCCACGGTCAGCTAAGGCCGTACCCCTATAACACCCATCTATAAGGAGACATACAAATGGGTATCCTAGATGAACGCGGCGAGTTCTGTGACAATGAGTCTGTGGCGGCTGGGGCCGGTACGGCACTTGTCGGAGACGTCATCGATCTGGGTGCGGCTGGCGAAGACATTGGTAACGGGCAACCGGTCTACCTTGTCATTCGTACTGGCAGCACTGAGATCATCACTGGAGGCTCGGCTGGTACTTTGCAGTTCACGTTGGCCTCCGATTCAACGGCGGCCATCTCCACTGACGGCACGGCGACTGAGCATGTGCTCACCGAGGCGTTTGTTACCGACGGTACTGACGCCAACGATGCAGAGCTGAAGGCCGGTGCCTTGATCTACATGGCACCGTTGCCCGCCGGTACTGGTGGAAACTACGAGCGGTATCTTGGCATTCTCGCCACGACCACTACCACTACGACTACGGCAGGAACCATCAATGCGTTCCTGACGTTCGATCCGCACATGGCTGCGGGTAAAACATATCCTGACGCCATTAACTAAGCAGTAAGGCTTGCGGGCTGGGGAGATAGCGATGTCTCCCCAGTGCCTCCCACTTACAAAGGAGTAAGACGACATGGCTTCATTTACATCAGTAGGCGATACCGCCACACTGAACGTCCAAGACAAAGGTGAGACAGTAGCAGTTGCCCTGTCCGGCACCTACAACATGGTCATCAAGTTGCAGCGGGAACAGGGTTCACCCAGCTCCGGTTCGTGGTTGACCCTCGACACTGTCTCGACGACTGCTAACGCGACCGTCGCTTATGAGTACATCACCAAGTCGCACAACGAGAACCTGCGATTGATCGTGACTACTGATACGTCCGGTACTTGCACGGCAACCATCACCGAGACGTCTAACCTCGACGTGAAGACGTTCAAGGATCGTGTTGGCAATAGTCTGATGACACTGACCCAGAAGTTCACCAAGTTCCACGGCGGCATCGTTCGCTCTGGTTCTGGTGCTGTGGTCAATACGACGGAGGCTCTTACCTTAACCGAAGCTGCCCACGCCGGTCGTATCGTCACGGCTAACCATGCCACTGGTTTTGCCATCACATTGCCCGAGGCCACCGCAACTGGCAATGTCTACACGATTTTCTACGGCACCACAGTAGGGTCAGGCAGCGCCACAATCGTGGCACCGTCGTCCGAT